TCGTTCACTTTAAGAATCCCTTGCTCTACGAGTTCATCGCTCAAATTTGGGTTTGTGTTCGTAGGGCTTGTTTGTGCGTACACTTTGTACTCGTATTCTCCTGTGTAAGCGTTGATGTCACTCTCGTCAATTAGAAATTCATTGTAGCGTTCTTTGTGAATGCTTACGTCTAGAAGAATGAAATTCGTGATTGTGTCTGTCAATCTGTGATGAATCGAAAATAAGTACGTAGGGTTCGCAATCGTTGTCTTCTCCGACAACGTCAAGTACCAATACTTTGTTTGACCTTTTTCAATTACTAGCATCACAAATGAATAGCAACGAGAAAACTATGTAACAAAAAAGGGTGAGCAAACGCCCACCCAATTCTGAAAACTAATATGAAATCAAGAACAACTACAAATATACATTAAATCCCTAACGCAGTCACTACGCTAGATTGTAATTTGTAAGGTGCTTCTGCTTCGATTGCTGACAAAGTCACTTCGTAACCATTTGAATCACCCATAGCCGTTCCGCTATTCGCAACCATTGCAGTCACGTCGCATCCGTATTCGTTACCTACTAACCAATAAGCGTCGTTGTTGTCACGTACGATAGTGTACGTGCGACCTTGTGCGAGAAGTTTCATCTCGTTTCTTTTGCTAGTAGACAAGCGACGCAATTTGAATGCTACGTCACATTGATTGAAAGTAGTACCATTCTCGACGCTCACGTTTGTAGTGTTTGTCAAAGAACCTGTACCTTTAGGCAATTCATACGTATAAACATCACCACTTACTACGGTGGTTGCAGTAACTTCGCCACTCGCAATAGTGAACTTTGAAGCATTCCACGAGATTAAGTGGATGCTCTTAATACCTCCGATTGCATCCTTGCAATCTAGAGCGAAACCTTGAGTGAGAAGACAGGGCATTGTTTATCAGATTAGAGGGTGAAAAATACAACTTCAGCAGGATAGGCAACTTGAACGCCGTAAGCAAAAGTAGTACGGAAACGAACCTCGTCGTTATCCTCAGAGTACCACAATTTGTATACTTCTTCTTCGTTAGCCAAGTCAGTACCTACAAAGAAGTTGCTCAAAGAACCAGCGACGATTTTGTTAGTACCACTCAAACCACCTACAGCAATCAACTTCATATTTGTGCCGGGGTAAACCATTTCCATCGCTTCACTTGCTTCTACTGCGTAGTGGAACAAATTAGCGTTCTTCAAGTTAACCAACATCAATTTGAAAGCATCAACACCGATGAAACAAACCAAGTCACTCTTAGTAGCAATACGAGCAGGAATGTTCGCATAAACTTGGTCTAAGATATCGTCGATGTTTGCGCTAGTGATTGAAGTGAAAGCAGTTGGGGCAGAGTTTGCCAAAGTTGGAGAAGCCGCGGCGATGATTTTGTTGAAACCATCGAAGCGATTCAAGTTAGGGTTTCCACTAGTAGTGTCACCTTGCCACATTGCGATTTCAATGTTCTCAGCGATAACAGCAGATTTTTCAGCACCTACTTGCTCTTCGAAAGGAATCATTGTAGGAGAACCTGCCATAATTTGAGTTTGCATCCACTTTGCTTCCAAAGTCTTAGGACACAAAGTCTCTTCAACTTTCACAGCACCAACGGTGATAGTACGTTGAGTGAAGGTAGTAGAACCACTTGGGTTGTAACCGCATCCATCGGCTTGGAAGAAAACGGTAGAGTTAAGCAAGTTCAAGGTAGCAGATGATTTCACACCTACTTGCACTTGACCTGCAGATTGCAAAGTTGAAGCGGTTTTTGAACCGAACAACGCTTTTACCAACAAGTCAGTAGACTGCTCATTGGTGTAGTTTGCGAGAGAAGATACAACGAATGCCATAGTATTTTTTTGTTTTTTGTTTGTTTATTTTTTTAATGCGTTTGCGAATTTCTTCAAGTTCTCAAATTGAGATTCTTGTTTGCTAGGAGCGTGTGGTTTCAAAGTAGGCTCTTCGCTAGGTAAGTCAATCATTTTCTCAACCAACTCAACTACTTTAGACATAGCCTCTTTGTGAGATACTCTTTCGTTTACAAGAGACTCAATAGACGCAGTCAATTGAGCAATCTTAGACTCAAGACTTTCTACTACTTCGTTGAAGTGAGATACGGTAGCGAACTCTTCGGCTTCAACTGAAATTTCTACTTCTGGAGTTTCCATCTCTGGCTTAACGATTTCAGTCACAACGCCATCAAGAGTAGTCACAAGAGTACCATCTTCGATTTCGTGTGTTGCGTCGGGTGCAGAAATATCGCCCTCAGCAGTCTCTACCATTACGATAGTACCTACTGACAACTCACCTTCCCATTTTACGATAGTACCATCTTTCAACATTGCTGTCTCGAAAGCGACACTTTTTTCTTCTTCAAATCCCAACAAAGTGCGGACTTGCTTCAAAGTTTCTTTTGCGTTCATCATAGTAAAATATATTTTGTTGTTTAGTGTTGCAATTTTAGTGACCATTCCATTGAGCAAGAACGCGCTTCAATTCTTCGATGACTTTCATCTCTTCGTCTACTTCGCTTACAAAGTCAAAGACGCCTTCGACGGAGAAACCTTTGAACTCGCCTGCTTTTACTTTTGCCCATACATCGTCATTGTCTATCAAGTAAGACACAAACCACGAGCCGTTCGCTACGTCTTCATATCCTTTTGGTGGCATCACACCTCTCTCTCTATCGACGATGAAAGATTCAAACAAAGACACGCCTTCTTCAATCGGTGTCTTGTGATGAGCGTTGACACTATCGTACTTGTTTGAGCGCGCCCACTTCTTCGCTATCTTAAAAATAGAATCCGCATCAAATACAACATAGTATTCACCACGAATAGCATCGCGTCGATAGATAGGCATATCAGCAACCATAGCAACTCCCGAAACAATTCTTTTTTCTTCATCTTGAATAGAGAACTTGCTCGCGTTTATTTTACGCTCAGTCCAACGTAGCATTTCTTCACCACCCCACAATAGATATGAGATAGTACCACACGCGTTCTCATCGTTCTCGTCATAGTATTCTTTTGCTCTAGAGAGATACGAGTATATACGTTGAATTGTGTCATCGCTAATAGGTTCGCCTTGCGCTAGTTGTTGACCTCTTACTTTGCCTACTTGCGTTGCGCATTTGTTGTTGTTTTCTTCATTCAAGCGTATACCTCTTTGAGCGTTTTCTTTTGCGCCTTCGGGATAGTCAGTATAAGACTCAAACGCTTGATTGAATGCTTGAAAATCTCTCTCGACTGCAGGTGCTTCGACAAGCGATACAAAGTCGATGCCTGTTTCGTCGTCAAACTCGTTGATGTCTAGTCGATAGATTGGTAGATTCATACTCATAAATAGCGTTTATTTGACAATAGATACTTTTTTGTTGTTTGAGACTTGTTGTTGTGTGCGAGTGATGTCACCTTCTAGAACGTATACTCGTTGTTGTTGAGTAAGTTGCTCGTTGCCTCCTTGTTGAAGAAGAGAAGAACTTGTTTGAGGTGCGCTCATTTGAGGCATTCCACCACCACTTTGTTGAGATGCTTGTTGAGAATTGAACTTTGTCGCTTTGATTTTTGCTACTTGTGCAAGACCAAAAGCACCTGCGATACCTGCTTGAATAAAAGGATATGCAGGAAGAACAGCCGTGATAGGTGAATCTTGCGCAGTCTTGAACGCGTTTTGTACACCTTCAATAGTTGACATAATAGTCGAAGCAATCTTCATCGCTTTCGAGAAATTGAACGCTCTCTTTTGTGACTCTTCGTCTTGACGTGCGAATGCGTTTGCTAGTTCTGCGCTCACATCAAAGAAGTCTTTTGCAAGTTGAATCAATTCACTATTGTACGCTTTTACTGCGATAGAGAATTTCTCTTGATTCGTGTATTTTGCGCGATAAGTACCTTCGTCAATCTTGACAATATTTGCGCCTAGATTCTTCTCTTCTTTTTCTTTCGTAGCAATACCTTTGCGAACGTCTTTCAACTCTTTGTCACGCAACTCTTGACGCTTGTAGTTGTAGATGTTCTCAAGTACTAGAAGTGCTTCTTGATTTTCTGCGTATTGCTTGCGAGCGTTTGCGTACCATTGTTGAATTGCTAGTATCTCTTTGTTTGCTTCGTCTGCTTGAAGCATTCTCAACTCTTGAGTCAACGAGCGTACTTCGTTTCTTCTCTCTTTTGCTCTATCGCTTGCTTCTTTTGCTCTATCTGCGTTGTACTTCTTCTCGTCTTCTGCAAGAATAGCAAGAGCATTCTTTGAATCTAGAATGATTTTGCCCCATTCTTTCTCTTTGTTCTTGCCATAGTTTGCTCGTGCTTGAGCGAGTTCGTTTTCAAGTTTCTCACGTTGCTTGATGAATGCACCTACTTCGTCACCTCGTGCTTTGAGAAGCGCAATCTCCCTGTCTAGTTGCTCGTTGTTCTTCTCTGTCGCTTTGTTGTATTTCTCAAGAGCGCGTTCACTTGCGCTTGTGATACCTACAAAGTCGGTGAATTGTTGTACGAGACCACCAATAAAATTTGCAAACGTCTT